GTCTAAATACACTGTCGGTAGTCGTAAACATAATCAAAGGTGATAAACAATGGAACAAAATGAACTTACTCTTAGTCTTACCGTTGCAGAAGTTAACGTAATCCTTCGCTCACTTGGTAAGCATCCATTCGAAGAAATTGCGGCTCTGATTCAAAAAATCAAGCAGCAGGGTGAAGTTCAACTGGCTGAAATGCAACAAGGGCAAGCTGAACAACCCGAATAAGAATTCCTCGGGAAGGGAACCAGTATGCATGTGAACTGGCTAAATAATCACATGCAAGAATCCACCTTAGGATCGTTTGGTGCTACGTAAAGGCGTCCAGGGTCATTACACTGCTCCCCTGAGAGTGAGCGCCGGATTAAGTAACCGGCAAATCTCCATGTCTTTGGAATGGAGTTTTTAATTAACTTTCTGCCTAATAGGAGAAAAACAACTATGAATAATCTATCTGTATTTGGCTCAGCCCTCAAAGATTTTGACAAGTTTTTTGTTGGCTTTGATGAGCAATTCAATCGGCTGACTAAACTTCACGATGATCTAACCAAGAACGTTACTTCATACCCCTTCTATAACATCAAGAAAACTGGTGACTCAAAGTATCAGATTGATTTGGCACTAGCTGGTTGGAGCAAGTCTGAACTAGAGCTAGAACTGGATAAGGATAAGCTGATCATCAGGGGTAATGTTACTGAAGATGACTCGGATGAGTATTTCTTCAAGGGTATTTCAAAGCGAGCATTCACCCGCAGTTTCATGCTTAATGATACCGTTGTAGTGAACGGTTCAGAATTCACTAATGGGCTTCTCTCAATTTTTCTTGAGCGCCTTGTGCCCGAAGATAAAAAGCCGCGCAAGATCGAAATTGGCGAAAAAGCTAGCCAACGACAGCTTCTAACCGAAGACTAATTTTTTAATAATGGAGATTTGTAATGCAAAATGATGTGATTTGTATTAAAGTGATCGGCGGGGATGATCTTATCGGTAAGGTTCTGAATGAAACTACGGAAACTATCGAAATGGAACATCCTGCCGCCATTGTAATTCAGCGTGGTCCGGATGGCAAGGCTGCGGTAGGACTTGCGCCTTGGGTGCCATTTGCCGAGAGTGGCCGAGTTACTCTTTTCAAGAGTTCGATTGCCGCCCGGTGTAATATCGACGGTAATCTGGAAAACGAATGGCGCCGTCTATTCGGCTCTGGAATCCAAATTGCGTCTGCGGGTTCTATAGCGGGTCTATCTTGATCTAATTGATTTAGCATGATCCACGGGGATGATATAATAGTATCATCCCCTTTTCATTTGCAGGTGACTATGACTTATTTTTATACATCAGTTCTCCGCCGCGGAAACAACATTCTAATGCGTGGCTATGAAGATGGTCGTCGAATCAAGAAAAAAATCAAATTCAAGCCAACACTATACGTAAAAGCAAAACAAGGTTCAACATCTGAATATCACGCATTGGATGACACTCAGGTAGATCCAATGGCTTTTGATGATATGGCATCAGCCAAGCAGTTCATTGATATGTATAGTGATGTTCAGAATTTTACTATCTATGGTCATACTAATTACATCATGCAGTATATCGCTGATGAATTCCCCGGAGTGATTAAGTTCGATCGAAGTAAGGTTCGGGTTCATACTTTTGACTGCGAAGTTTTTTCTGGAGATTCTGGGGGCGGATTTCCCAAGCCCGAAGAAGCCAAACACCCAGTGACCGCAATCAGCCTTCATGATAGTATTTCAGACATATACTATATTTGGACTCTAAGTGACTATGATCCAAAACTTTCAGAGCACAAGGGCATCAATATTCAGCACGTCAAGTTTGATACAGAAGTCGGCCTTCTCAAACAGCTAATCTCATTCTGGTCAAATGAATTTACCTGCCCAGACATTCTTACTGGATGGAATATCCGAACCTTTGATATTCCATATTTGATTAATCGTATCAATCGTTTGCTCGGAGAAGATTATTCCAATAAACTTTCTCCCTGGGGTTACGTTGAACAGAAATCAGTGAACATGTTGAAGGGTGTGGTTCAAGTATATGATATCGCTGGTGTCGCTCAACTCGACTATCTAGACATTTTCAAGAAGTTCGGTGGAAAATTTGGTCCACAAGAAAACTATCGATTGAATACTATTGCCGTAGCCGTTCTCGGCGAAGAAAAGATGTCATATGACGAATATGGCACCTTAACAAATTTATATCGAGAAAACCCACAGCTCTATAACGATTACTGTCTGAAAGATACCATTCTAGTCAAGCGAATGGAAGACAAGATTGCGTTTATCACCCTTGCGCTGACTATGGCTTATAAGGCTGGCGTCAACTATAACGATACCCTAGGGACTACGGCAATTTGGGATCAGCTTATTCATCGACAGCTTAAGCAAGAAAACATCGTTATTCCACCCGGCAAGAATTATCCAAAGCAGGAATTCGAGGGGGCTTATGTAAAAGATACCATTGTTGGTCGGCATGACTGGCTGTTAACATTCGACGTCAACAGTATGCACCCCAATTTGATCGTTCAGATGAATATGTCACCAGAGACTCTACTTAAGGGTGATATTGAACCCGGGATAACTGTCGATAAAATGCTCGCTGGATATGTCAACCCGCGTCCAGATAAAGCGATGTCGGCGACAGGTCAGTATTTTTCAAAACATAAACAGGGAATTCTTCCAAGGCTGGTGGAAATGCTCTACGCGGAGCGTGTTGAAATTAAGCAGAGAATGCTGTCTTTGGATAAAGAGATTGAAAACCTTAAACCACGATTGGAAACGACCGGTGATTTGCATTTAAAAAAAAAAATTGAAGAGATGAAACGAGAATCTGCCATTTGTAGTAGTCAAGAACAAGCGATAAAATTATTATTGAATAGTCTCTTTGGCGCCTGTGGTAACAGGCATTTCCGTTATTATGCTCTTGAAATCGCAGAAAGCATTACTGTATCTAGTCAATATGTAATTCGCTGGGCCGAAATGCATATCAACAATTACTTGAACAAGATTCTGAAAACCAATAATGATTACATCGTTGCGATGGATACAGACTCATGCATGGTCGTATTGAATGAATTGGTTAAACAGGTGTTTAAGACCGATGATACCTTCGCTTTGCCTCATTCAAAGGTCGCAGATTTTCTTGATGCTGTCGGCCAACAGATTGAGAAAGATGTGCTTGAACCAGCCTTTGAAAAGTTAGCGCAAAACGTGAATGCATACAAACCACGCATTAAGATTAAGCGAGAAGTGATTGCATCGCGCGGTATTTTTGTTGCTAAAAAGCGCTATATCATGAGTATGCTTGATAAAGAAGGTGTCCGATACAAAGAGCCTAAACTAAAAATCATGGGCATCGAGGCCGTAAAGTCATCCACACCGGGGCCTTGTCGTGACGCTTTCAAAGATCTGTTTAAGATCCTAATCAGTGGTACCGAACAAGAGACCCAGGAGTTCATCCAGGCATTCAGGGAAAGGTTTAAGCGACTACCGGTGGAAGACAAAGCGTTTCCTCGTGGCGTGTCTAGTGTCGCCGATTACAAAGATCCAAAGACTATCTTCCGTAAGGGCACTCCGATCAACTCTCGGGCAGCAATTCTGTATAATCATTTACTGGATGAACATAATCTTACCGATAAGTATGAGGTGATCAATGATAATGAGAAGATCAAGTACATCATGCTAAAGATACCAAACCCACTGAATCAGAACGTGATTGGATTCATGACAGTGCTTCCGCCGGAGTTCGGTCTACATCGGTTCGTCGATGATGACTTACAGTTTGAAAAGGCGTTCGTTGAGCCGACCAAGTTGATTCTAGATGCAATCGGATGGCACGTCGAACCAACATCATCACTCGAAGATTTCTTTGGATGAACCGGGGTGGGCTGGTTTCAATGAACCAATTTGAAAATAACGGCCCACCCAATAGAGTACAATTAATCATAGAAGGAGTATTGAATGAAGATTCTAAAGTTTTCCAGCGCGACTTGCATGCCATGTAAACAACTGGCTAAGATTATCGATGGGCTGGATCATGAAGCCAAGTCTCTTTTTGAGGAATATACGTCTGAAAATGATATCACTAAGTTCATGAAGTTCAATGTTCGATCTGTCCCAACTCTAATTGTGGTTGATGAATTAGGTAATGAGCTTCGTCGGTCAACCGGGATGATGACTGAGGACAAATTGATAGAATTCATCGGGGCTTAAGTCCATCTATAGAAGAGCGAAATTTCACAAGGACAATGAAAATGAGTAACGCGACAAAAAAGTCGGCTAAGAAGCCCACTGGGGTACCGAAGGCGACCAAGAGTACTAAGGTTTCTAAAAAACAGGCTGATATTACGTTTTCAAATTTTGATTCAATTGACTTTAAACTACTGGCAATTGATGTCTTTAAGTTTTTGAATCCAGACAACGAAGAAGAATTTGTTTACAACGCCAGTCTGACACTTCTTCTAGATCTAGAAGAACCAAGTGGTCTTTCTCTCCCGACTAGCATCTATAATGAATGTCCACATTGCTGTGCTCGAGAAGCTTTGGCGCTGGCTATTCAATTGGCCGATGATCGTGTTGCTAATAGTATCTCAGTTTTTGATGAGAATTTTGATGAGGTCGGTGAATTCATTGCTGATGAACTATTCGATGAACTCTACGGTAATGATGATGAACCTGGGGATGAAACCGATGATTCGCCCGAGACCTTTGTTGTAATTCCTCAAAAACCTAATAACACGATTCACTAAGCATTGTAAGGAATAAAGTATGAGCACATTACTAGACAAGATTAAGAAAAACAGTACCATCAAAGAAGCATCTCTGTTAGCAGATTCTAAATTTTTTACCAAAAAGGACATGATCCAAACATGGATTCCAGCTCTCAATATCGCGTTTTCCGGTGATTTAGATGGTGGATTCGTTCCTGGATTAACGCTTTGGGCTGGTCCATCTAAGCATTTTAAGTCGATGTTCTCGCTGCTGATGGCCAAAGCGTATATGGACAAATATCCTGACGCTGTCATGGTATTTTACGATTGTGAATTTGGTACACCTCTGGCATACTTTGATACTCTTGGCCTAGATAAGTCTAGAATTCTCCATATCCCGATTATGAATATGGAAGAATTCAAGTTTGATTGTATTAAGCAACTTGAGAATCTTGAGCGAGGAGATCGTGTTATTTTCATCATTGACTCACTTGGCAACATGTCATCCAAGAAAGAAATGGAAGACGCTATTGAGGGCAAATCGGTTCAAGATATGAGCCGCGCGAAGCAGATGAAATCGATTTTCCGCATGATCACACCATATCTAAATCGACTTGATATTCCAATGGTCGCGGTGAATCATATCTATATGACGCAAGAATTGTATAGCAAGCCTATTGTTAGTGGTGGTCAAGGTATCTATCTTTCAGCTGATAACATTTACATTCTTGGCCGTCAGCAAGAAAAAGAAGGTACCGAAATCATTGGATGGAACTTTATCATCAACGTTGAGAAATCGCGATATGTAAAAGAAAAATCCAAAATTCCTATCAGCGTTATGTTTGAAGGCGGTATCAGTAAGTGGTCTGGACTTATGGATATCGCGCTTGAGGGTGGGTTCGTTGTGAAACCTAAAAATGGATGGTATGCCAAAGTTGATATCGATACAGGTGAAATTGAACCCAAAAATTGGAGACTTAAAGACACCGACTGTAAAGAGTTTTGGTTGCCGATTCTTACCAATCCAAAATTTCAACAGTATATTCGAACTCGTTATAAAGTGTCCAATAAAACTATGGTATCAGAAAATGTTATTGACACCGAACTGGATAAGATTGATACCAGCCTTGCCGATTTTGATGACCTAGCTGAAGGGGATTGATCATGGTTCGCCCTTACAAATTGCATGATTCTCTTCGCGAAAACGAAGACGGATTTGAAATCATGTCTTTTACTGAGGGCCCCTTCACGGGGGTCCCGTTTAAGATCAACTCGATTGGACTAACAGATGATGGCAGACTTGAGTATGATTACAATCTGTATATCGCCAGCCAACCACACTTTGACAAGGATGGATTTGATGAAGAGGTTGGCCAGTTTTTGTTAGAATTGATAACTGATTCTATTCAGAATGAAATTGCTATGGCGGATCAAGAGACCATCAAGCAACTGGATGAAATGTGGCCGGATGATAATGTGAATATCGTTGAGGAGGATGAATGAGTGGATCGATCGAAAAAACTATCCTGTCTAATCTCTTGCACAGTGAGCAATATGCAAGAAAAGTAATTCCGTTCATCAAGTCCGAATACTTCATTGACAAGACCCAGGGTATTGTTGCTGATACTCTGGTCAACTTTTTCAATCAATATAATCATCCGCCGTCGATTGATATTTTGACTGTTGAACTGTCTAAGCGCCAAGAACTCAAGAATCAACAAGTCTTTTCAACAGTCGAGCAATTCATCAATGAACTAGACTTTGTTTCCAATGATCAAGATTGGTTAGTCAAGGAG